AACTCCCAGTCGAAAATCCGGCCATAATCCGGGCCGGTGGTAGCTCGCAGCTCGCCGCCCTCGGTGCCGTGCCCGTAGGCCTTCACAAGGTCGCGGCTGCGATTATAGCGCAGGCCCCATTGCATAGCGTCGGCAGCAATGGGTGCGGGCAAGTCTCGCAGATATCCGGCAGGCGCTCCGGCCAAATTGGCGAGCTGATTAAACGACCAGTTTGTCGGCTTGTTCAAATGCTCGCGCCCGTCTTCGTCGGTGTATTCAATCAGGATTTCGCCCCGGGTCGAGCCTCGACACTCGCCGATAACCTGCATTTTGTGGGTGTTCACGATCTGGCTGTTCATCCGCTGAGCGTCGTCTCTCTTATATTCCAGCATATCCTCGAGGGACAAAAAGCGCTCGTCATCTGGGCGGTTCCACCAATTAGAGGAAACAGCGCTGTTTCCGATCCCGTGGCGGATTGCGTCGGTTTGATATGCGCCGGTTACTGGGGCGGCGGTGTTGTTTTCGATGATCTCTTGCATTGTTTATGCTCCCGTTAAAATGCGGCCCGGCTTGGGCCGTCTGGGTGTTGTCTCATAATATCGCAGTCTGAGCAAGTTAATTTTTCAAAAAAATAAGCCCGCCATCCGGCGGGCCTATATAGGGGGCTGCTGCGAATCTATTGATCGAGGCCAATGTCCCCAGCGACATGGTGACGAATAACCGAGCCCGGGGGCAGGGTTTTAACAAATGCCCGCAGGCGGTCGCCGTCTGTCTCCGACTGCTGCTGGTTCGCGGTGGCGGTCCAGTGCAAGGCGACATTGCCGCCCGTTGCATAGCATCCGCCCGGATCGTCGGTGGCGGCTTTTTTCTGGCTGCTCCCATGTGCTGAAAATCCAATGATAAAATCACGGTTTAAACGGGCACATAACGGGCCATCTTTCCCGCCGCAATTTCGGCAGGTAACATCATCGTTATATTCTGCCGGGCAACGAACAATGCGGGCTCCGCCTACGCGCCGATATTTATTGAGCCCGGCGACTCCGAGCTCGTATTCATGAGCCGGGGCAGATAGCCAATATTCAGGTTTTACGACGGTAACGACCGGGGCGTTGCCAAGCTCATGCGCGACCAAGGCGGCTTCCGGATCGGCGGCGCTGTAATTGATCACGGTTTTTTTCGAGCTCAATTTGTGAGACCAAAAAAGCGGGTGAAAGTGCGAGTAAGTGAAGGAAAAGCCGCGCCGGGGTTTTGCGTCCAGTAGGGCCTCAAGATAATCAAAATCGATTTGCCCCTCGCCGCATCCGGTGCCGCTCGGGTTCAGCTCACAAGATGCCGGGCAAGTTCCAAATTTTTCAGAGCTCCCGGCCCGATATGTAACGGCGCAGCCTGCCGTCTTTTTTGCGCTGCTCATTGCTGTGGTTTTTAACATGATTAATTGCTCCCGAAATTACATGCGATTTAACCCATACATAACGCAAACAAAAAGGCCCGTCAATACAACGGGCCTCTTTTTTATTTTTTACGTTTTCGTTTAGTTTGGCGACTGTTGTTTGCCCGGCGTTCGAGCTCGTCATAATCCGGTCCATATAAAAGCCGACCCAAAATTTTTAACAGAAACATAAAGATCTCCCGTTGTTACTAGGTCCCCCGTTTATATGGGATTATGTGGGAGATATCAAGTCAAAAATAGTTTCCCACTGAAAAGGTTGTTCACAACGGAAAATCGGCTCAACCGCTTCAAGCCCATCCATCTTCAGATCGACCGCTGCCGCTGCCGGATACAAAAGACACTCGGACGGCTCGGTGGCTTTGGTCTGTCGCTTAATTAGAATCCAGCAGCTCGAATGCTGGTGTCGAGAAAGCCACGCCACTTGTGACGGACGGAGCGTTACCGCGTTGCCGGTGATATACTTGAGCTCGACAAGATGAAGCTGACCGACCTCGTCACATATCATCAGGTCAGGAATCCCCGCCCCGATATAGTTTTCAATCCTCGTCAAAAGCAGCTTCCGTTTCGACCTCTGCGCCGCTTCCTTCACTTGCTTGTAGAAGCCTGCCTCTCGCTTTGTCGCGATTGGAGGCATTTTCTTCTTCGGGGGTAATGTTGATCGTGACCGGGGCATAGCTATTCTTAATCTCCTCAAGGGCCTTCAAAACCTCGTCCTTGCTCATGCTGTCAATAGAGCCATGACGAATCTCAGATTTACTTACGTAGATGTCCCCTTGTGCCTGCCCCCGTCGATACTCCGCTTGAACAGCAGCAGAGTAAGCGCCGTTCTGCAAAGCTGTATCACGAATAAGCTGAAGGTCACGTAAATGCCGTTGGTAGGTTACGCCGTACTTCTCGTCGAGTTCCCGGCGGTAGGCCTTAATCGCGGCCACCACGTGCGGGGAAATGTGTGGGTTGGTCAGCTCATATGCCCGGGTATGAGCAGAGCCGACAGAGTAACCGGCGTTGATCGCCGCTTCTCTCAAAGTTATCTGACCGTCCTTACTGACCAGCTCTTTGACAAAGAGCTCCTGCTTTCGGGTCAAAGCAGATTGCTCTGTCACAGGGGGACGACCTCGAGTCTCCATAGGTTTTCCGGTAAGTTTCGATGCTCTCTTTCTTGCCGCCATCGTTTCCTCAGTTAAAAAGGTCAACTCCCATAGTTATACAGGGGTTACTTATATAGAGCAAAAAATATTTTTTTTGAAAAACCCCCGCGACCCCCCATAAGGTCATTTCTTGAATTAACTCAGGTAACATTTTTGTACTTCACGGTGTTACCTAAAAAGTTACCCTTATGATCTTCTGTAATCCTTACTGAGTAAAGGTTACAGAGGTGGGTAACATAAGTAACACCGGTAACGGTATATTTTCTGTGTTTTTTATTTTTTCTAATTTTTCCTCTATATATGTATACCGTTACGAAAAAAGGGCCCCGCCGAAGCGGAGCCCTGATCCGTGAGCCGCGGTCAGTCGTCCGCGTTCCGGCTTAATCCTTTGAAGACGAACTCTTTTCCGACGTTGTCGAAGCGGCTGTCTTTGAGGACGACCCGGAAGTATTGGGTAGCGGAATATATTTTGCCCATTCGATGGGCGTATTCCACGGCTCGGAGGTAGCCTAGATCGAAGGTGTTATCTTCGACCTCGTCTAGCCTGTGGCCGTTACACTCGTCGATAAGGATTGAGGTGAAGGACATGCATTCCCCCCACTCGTATTCTTTATCGGCGGTTTCGAGAAGCTTGTTCTCGACGACCCAGACGGATGCGGCTTTGGTGTCAGTCATACTGACCTCCCGTAGTTGTTAACAATTTGAAACAGCGTCGGCGGCTTGCTTTGCCGCTCTTCTTATTATTCCATTATATATCAACGGGTTAGAACTTGTATCCTATATGCGACTTATCTTATACCATATGCGACAAAATAAGCGGTGCGACACTATGTCACACCCCTCGAGATTCCTTTATGGTTTCGACGGCCTTTTCCCAGCTCTCGTATTCGAGCAGCGGTTTGTCGAACCAGCTTGGTGCCCGGCGTTGGCTGTATTGGTTTACGCAGCAGGCGGCTTGGAAGTGTACGCGCCGTTGATCGATAGCGCAGTGAGCGAGGATGTCGAACTTTTCTAGGGTTGGCAGGGTTTTTTTCATTCGGCCTGCGCCGTTCTGGAATTGGTACACGGGGCGTTGGTCTTTTTGTTTTCTCAGGTGTGCTGATTTCACTTGCACCCGCATGAACAGGTCACCGTTCCACGCGATTAGATCGACAGCGTCTTGAGCTGCGTGTGCCACGCGCCATCCCGGTTGCTCAAGTATGGCAGCAAGAGTGATATATTCGCCGATCAACCCTGTGGTTGTGGCAGACACGATTTTCCCCGTCGTTCTGGTTCCCGTCGTTCATGCTGCTTGAAGACTGTTGCGTGGTCATTAAAAAAAAAACGAAAGGGGCGCTTTTTGCGCCCCTTCCTTGAATATATTTTCTTGGATTTGATAACCCGCAGCTTAAACCGCGGGTCACGGATTTTGATCGGGTTCCTCATCTCTCAATCTCGCTTTCAGCATCAGGGACTGCGCTTCGTGGAGCTTGCTGACGGCTTTGTCAAGGAAGGGCTTGCCTTCCCCGTCCACTTCTAGCCACAGGTCACTGACGGCGTGGATAGCTTGGTTCAGCAGCGCGGCTGCGGCTTGGTGGTCACTAAGCTTTGTCATCTGATCCTCCTATAAGATTTTTCCCACACATATGACACGAAAAAGTGACTGTCAAATATTTTTGTCCAGCCACCGTCTTTCTTTTTTATTATAGATCTTTTTTATCTTTTTGCGTTGACCGGCTCTCCACCGCAGAAACTTTTTCCATTTTGTCAGGGCGTCATATTCGTCGCCTGTCTTCATGGGCATTCGTTTCGTCAATGCTTGGTCTCCTCTTCGTCATAAGCTTCGTAGGCCGCGGCTATATTTGCGGCTTGCCCCATTGCCGAAGACAGCATTCCCATGACAGTGCTGTTGTCCGGGCTTTGTACGACAAGGCGGAAAAGCAGAGCGGTAAGCGAACCGGCCAGTACCGCGCCGGTGTTGAACCCGTCGGTTTCCATTTCGTCTAGCAGGGCGTTCATTTCGTTGCCTGCATAATCGAACTGCTTTTCGAGATCGTCGCTCATCCGCGTTGCACCCTTATCCAAGCCGCTAAAAGGGTTTCAGCGAGGTCTACAGCTTCTGGGCTGTAATCGCCGTGGGCCGCGATCCGCGTTGCTTCTGCCTCGACGGCACGATTAACGGCGGTCACAGCTTCTTTATACTCCATCTTCTTGACTTTCTCGAACAGAACTTCCTTGTTACGCATTTGCGTCACCTCACACATTCACATGGGTAAAATTAAACCGAACATGAACCCCGACGGGAACATCGGGGTATGTTTCATAGCAAGACCTGATACATGAGGCGGTGGTTAAAACTGTTTTTACAAAACCGCTCAAGTCTTCATCTTCAACGGGGTCGCCATACATGCTGAAGTTGTAGCCGCACATCAGGGGCAGTCTGGCGAGTATTTCTCGGGGCTGTTTGACACCGCCGATGTAGTAATCTCCTGTAACTACAAAAATTTCGGCATCTGCCATGTCGTCG